TGACTCCTCCTGTAGTGATCTGCGTTAGAGTGCATGTGGTGCAGACTATCTCGTTGGATCGTCCAAATCCATAAGCGCCAGGTTCAAGATTGCCAATCGTCGAAGTTGAAATTACTGCCTTCTTCGGCGTCCCGACCAAACCATTAGATATTGTCGAGTTTGTTACAGTAAAAAGATCGGTGGATGAACTCGTGAAATCCACTCGAAAGAATGTGCTTCCGGTAAAAACCACTTGCCCTATGATTTTGTCTACCTCAAGCTTGGCACAGCCAGACATGTCGGTGTTGATGTATTGAATAAACAAATTTATGCTCGGAACGCCGCACGATGTGCTGGCGAATGTCACATCGCGAAACGTAATATTACGCCCTGTGATGCTTGCTTGTCCTGCGATGTTTCGTGTGTCGATTGTCACTCCACGATATTCAATTTGACTGTTCCAGCTTGGATGCAATTGATAAAGAGTGGCCGGACCTCCCTGATCGGGTTGGGTGCTGCTCCCCGCATCGTAAAGAGGCCACGTCGTTTTATAAGAATTGGTCAACGCAGGACTGAAACTGATGCTGCCTCCCGCGCCTCCACTACAATTATGCGTGGCGTCTATCCCGGAAACCAAAACATAGTCGAAATAATACGGATTAGTCGGCGATCCGCCGCTTTGCAGATCGAAGCCGCTCATGAAAGCCCATGTTCCAACCGCAAAAATAGTGTTCTGGGAAGGCGTCAGGAGATCGACACATGTTGCTCCGGCGGAGGCTGCTGCGGTGCGGGCCGAATGTGTGTTGTCGAAATACTCTCCAAACCCGCCGAGATAAAACCAGCGATCACTGGCGCTATTGTTCGTGATTGTCGCTCCATACCCAACCACCACTATATTTTTAGGCGGATCGGTCAATGACCATAACCCGTGATTAGTTAAACTTGTCCAACTACAAATAGAACCAGCCGGGATATCGAGTTCGATCAATCCGGTATGTGCGCCTTGCCAGGTCGCAATGAACGTCCCAAGCGAAAGCCAAGACGGAGATGTGTCAGCCATTCCATCGCACGTCGCCGCAGTGAACACCCCATTGCCGCCACCTGCGCCAACACAATTTCCTGTCGTAAATGTGCAAATAATCGCAGGGGCGTTACTCGATGCTTGAAACATGGCAAACTGCGCGAAATTTTGTCCTGTGAACAACAGGACAAGTATAGCACTATACAATGACCTCAACATGATACTGAAGTTCCCCAATACGAAAATTGATTATGGCACATTGTTCCTCGCACATCAGGGCTGATAAAATTGGAGTTCCAAAAACCAAATTCCGCCATGTATCCATCGTAAAAGCCGCTACCGCCATTTGGCGTTCCCAGGAAAAACGCATGACCTGATGCCGTGCCGCTTCCGCTGAATGTGCCCGTTGTAATCGTTCCGTTGTCGACATAAACCTGGGATGCGCCCGCCCCCGATCCTGTATCTATCGCCTGCACAGCATGCCACGCACTATCCGAAGCAGTAGCGTCAATGACATTTGACCCATCAAACACTCTGAAAACATTAGCTCCGTTGGATTGTATAGAAACACCAAAATACCCAAACCAACTGGAATCAGCCGTACGATCATATACCAATGAGAATGAAAGAGGTGGAGAAAGAGTAGCTGTAGCCCCATTTTGTAAATACTGTGAATTAGCCGCCACAAAAAACGCTGTTGGCAGTCCGCCAAGTTGGGTTGTAACCAACGTCGGCATGTTGCCGGCGGTCGCCTGAGTCAAATCATTTCCATTGCCAGTTTGATCGTATAGCGTTGTTATATTTGTACATGCACTGCCGCCACATGCGGTAGCGCCGGGTAAGGTGATTGTTCCATTGGTGTTGGCAGTGACGGTGGTGCAACTTGCGCCGGACGAATTGCAAAGCCGCACTACATTGCCATGGGCCGCTGCGTAGGCCGCACTGTAGGCCCGCAAGCCGACCCAAAAAACAGCGCCGGCTGATTTAATATCACCTGGGCCTGTGTAGCTAACAGGCGGCGCGGGAAATCCAGCTCTGCCGCCAAAGACCCCAGGCGGGAAGTTATTGTATTGCGCATAGGCTACGCTGAAGCATAGCCATGCCGACAGCAGCAGATATAGGAATACCCGGTGCATCAGGAGAACTTTCCGAAGCAGACGACGGTTTCAGCCGCCCCTGTCGTGACCTTCCACGCACCAGCCGTGCTAACCGCTCCCACGGGAATAGATATAGGAGAAAGATTGGAAAGCGTGCCGGTGGCGAATTCAATTACAAGCGTCCCGGCAGCATCGGTGTTGTCAAACACATGAACAGAACCGGCGGCCGTCGTGGTCGGGTAGATGACGCAGTGGGAGAGATAATCTCCCGCCGCTCCGGTCGATGTTTGAAGCACAGTCGCAGTCTGCGAAGCTGCAACGTGCTGATAGGTGCTGCCGCCGTTGACGACCCCGACGCCGCCTTTGACGAGAGCAGCGCCCGCGTTCGTGGCCTGATCGGTCGAGACCGTGACGCGCTGGGCACCCGTGCCCGTGGCGCCCGTGCCGGTCAGCGTGGTGACACCGTTCACTTGAGCGGTATTGACGGGGAGCGTCGATTGATTATTCGCAATAACAACCGGCGAACTGGCCGCCATCGCGGCTTGTCCGAGCGCGGTTGCGTTCGTCACAAAGGCGTTGACGCCGATGTAGTTGCCCGTCGTCGGCGCGACGCCATACGCGGTGGGAACACCAAGGCTGGTCTCGGCCCAGGTGTTCATGTCGGTAAAGAAGCCTCGTCCCGCGGTCATCGCCGCGGTGCAGGCTTGACCTGTCGTGCAGGCGGTGGCGCCGCCTGTAGTGAACTCACCGCCAGTTAGGGTGAAGTTGGTACTGCTAACCGTCCATGCCCCTTTATCAGCGATTGCGGTTCCGCCGCTGCCGGCACCGGCCTTGATGTTCACCCATAAGCCGTTCGTCTCGTCGCCGACTAGGCGTCCGATGTTCGAGCCATTAAGCACGCCAACCGCCAGCGCATTTGCCGGATAGGTGGCCCCCACCACAGCGTCGAGCACACCGCCGCCATTGCCTAGATTGCGGACGGTGCCGATGACCTTAGTTGTCTCGGCGCCGAGCGTAGCATTGGCGGTGACCAGCATCCGCCCAGCAGCGTCGATCTGGAAAGCACCCTCTTGGCCGTTCGTGAATGTAGGCGGAGTGGACAGATAGCGCGTGCCGATGATAAACGAGGTCGTAGCCAGCGCAGAGCCCGCCACGATGTTCGTAGCCGACGAAATCAACCGATCAGTTCCGGGCTTGATGGCTGCGAGGTTGCCGCCGGCTTCAAGGGCGAGTAACGAGGTGTTGAGGTTGGTGCCCGCATTTGCCGTCACGAGCAAGGCACCGCCCGCCCCGACCGCAGCGCATTGGTTAATCGTCGTCGCGTCGCAGATGCCAACCTCGCTGATGACGGTGCCGCCACCGAAAGCGATCAGATTTGCGGTCTTGCCACTGCCCGCTGTGACACCGATCGTGTCATTGAGCGCGAGCGCTGGGTGAGCAGCAATCAGCCATACGGCGACACATGCTACGATCTTGCGCAGGGTATTCATTGCGGAGGTTCCTTCTTCGGCGCCATCTCGGTCGCCTTGGCTTCAAGAGCGCTGATGCGCAGCTTCAATGTTTCGACCTGTGCCAAGGCGGTGTCGCGCTCGTTGGAGATCTGAGCTCGACTGACATTGCACCAGTATACAGGGTCAGAAGGTTGTTGGGAATATGCGATAGTGGCCCAGATCGGAAGACCGACTGCAAGACCGACTGCAACAAGCGACTTCATTAGAACAGTCCTCCATAGGCGAGCGCCTGAGCGCAACCGGTTGAGAGATCGAGAGCGCCTAGGCAAACGCTTGGCGCAACAGGACCAACGCCACCACCTGCGCCAGTCTGGGCAAGCTGGGCAAGGGCAGTGGCGGCACAGAGGCCTAGAACTGCGCATAGGCCAAGCTGCCAGGCATACCAACGACGGCAGAGGTGACTGCGCATAGCGATGCTCCAGATGGAACGACCCAAAGGACACCAGAGCCATTGCCCTTGGTGAAGCCGACTTGGGCGATGAGGTTGTAGTTGCCGGTGACGTTAGCGGTGCCGGTTCCGCAGGTGGCGCCAGTGCCGGCGATGAATTGGATATTACCAGTGCCGGCGGCGATGATGTCGACCGCGGTGACGTAGATGCTTTTGCCGGTGATGCCAATGATGAGACGAGTTGTGGTCGCGGTGGAGATGGTGATTGGGATTGAAGCCTGGGTCAGCGGGATCACTGGCTGGGCCCAGGCTAGCGTTGGGAAGAGAAGCCAGAGAGGGATGAGAAGTCTCTTCATGATGGCGGTCCTAGGGTTTGTGACCTTTGAAGGTTAGTCGCGCAGTGTGGTCCCAGCGATTGTCGGGGTCCGATGCCATCTCGCGGCGAAGCTTCTCGATGGCGCCACCGTCGGTGTTGTGGGCCTTGAGGACTTGGCGGTAGCGATCGTCGAGGCGTTCGATCTCGTTGAGGATGTGCTTTGGCGGAGTCTGGCCGTGCTCTTCGTACATGTATTTGATGTCGTGGACATCGTGCATGTAGTTGGCGAAGCGGCGGAGGGACTCGGGGACTTCGACCTCGGCATCGCGCATGAAGCCGACCATCTCGGTGTTCTGGCGGCGGATGGTCACGAGCTCGCGGTGGATGCGGAAGAGGAGATCGCGCTCGGTGACGGAGTCGTCGAGTTTGAAGTCGGGCGCATTGGCATCGGTCATTTCAATACTCCAAAATTGGTTGCAGCAACGAAATCACCGAAGGAGGAATTGAGTTTTGCCCAGCGTTGTTACCCACTGCTAGTTCTGTCCATCTTATCGGATCGAGATGCACCTCGGCTGTAGTGGATAATATTTTCTTGTCTTCTTCTATGAACTCAACCATGTGTGACTCCGAGACCTTTCCTGTAGAAGGATCGGCCATACTTCGTAGGAGCCGATTATGTGCATCTTGATAATACCGCGATACTTCTCTGGCTTTGGATAGGTTCTTTGCTATGATCAATACTAGACCACCACCAAATTTATACGGACGACAGATTTCTTTTTCGTTCACGCCGTCTTTGATTGTGTCCTTTATGCAATCAAGGGAGGATAGACCTTGCGCAACGGCCATGACTTGTTCAACGTTTAGATCAGGCAAATTGGACTTTAACTGCGCGGAGGCGCTGGTTGTTAAGAGCAACGATAGTATGAAAAGCGTAGTTCTCACAGGCATGCTCCGGCGCTGGTTTTCAAGAACAACGCTCCCGTGGCGGAAGCACAGACACTATACGTTCCTGTTCCAGCAGAAGTTGAGACGCTGGTAAGTGTAACGCCTGTGTTTAGGATTATGCTGCCTGTGCCTTTGGGAAAGATATCAAGATTGATATTTGTGTCTGATCCTTGTGCCAAGATTCCTGCGGGTGCTCCAGCTGCCCCCATTTGGAGAACAATCCCATTGGCTAGGACATTATCAATAACGGATAAGCCGACATTGGTCGTGAGGGGAATTGACGAGATAGTCAACCCATGCGCAACGCCGCTACTATCATAAGTGGTAAATTGAACAGGAACGCTGGCGACGTTTGCTCCGGAAACGCTCTTTGCCCCGAAGATTGCTCCGAGGCCGTTAGATACAAGCGCTCCGTTATCGACGATGAACCCGTTAGTCCACTTGGCGGTAGAACTGGGGACGATAGAAACGTGAATAGCACTAGCACTGGCTGGGGTCCCGGGGCCTTGTATAATCAATGGTATGCCCTCGAAAGTCGAAGCGCCATTGGCGGTGAAGTCTACCTCGTATCCAACACACACGCGATTGTTCAGAGTCGCTAGTCCGTTTGGTGTACTATCGTTGCATGAGGTATTTATGCCCCATGTTCTCGCTCCATCGACCCCATTGACGCCAACCACAAAGAAGCCTACTACATTCTTCTCATCTGGGGTTGCGCCCGTTGCGTTGTTATTGAATGTATACGCACCAAAAGCTGCACTATTTTGCACTGCGGCCCCTGGCTGCATGTCGAGTACGCTACGAGTCACGTCGTAGTAGGCCCAACCTGGGGGAACAATCGGCCCGTAGATATTGAACGCAGTCTTTGCGCTGTTTTGGAAAGTGAAGCCTGCGCCATCGGCTGTTGGGGTGTTGCTTAAGCCGATGAATAATGGTGTTAGAGTTACAAGTCCTGTGGATGTATTGATGGTAACAGCGCCGTTGGCTGTGAAGCCGCCAAGAGCTCCGGAGTTGTTGTATTGGATTTGGCCGTTGGTGCCGCCGGCTGCGCCAAGGAAGGCCGAGGGGTTGGTGGCGCGCGGGGTGTTGGCAGCGCCTGTGACATTGCCACAAACGGTGTTGTTGGGGAAGACGCCATTGCATTGCGCGGAGGCGAGGGATGGAAGCAGTAGGAGTGCGAGAACAATCAGGAAACGTTTCATTGGCCTAAGGTCCATCCGCCGGTGTCGAGGAGGGGTTCGAGAAGTAAGGTGCCGTAGGGAGTGGCGAGTTGGACTTGGGCGAGGCCGGAGATCAACTCGCCACCGAAGGGATTCACGTTGACGGTCAGGGCGCCAGAGGCGGTGCCGCGGATGTCGACGATGATCACGGGGTTGTAGACCCATTGGCCTGGGATGGCCTGAGGGCCCTGGGTCGAGGCTTTGGAGGAGGGTAGGTTGATGGCGAGGACGCCAGCGGCGACGTTGAGCTTGACTAGGTTGGTCCAGCGCTGGAGGGTTAGAGTGCCAGCGCTGGTTTGGTTGATGATGGCTAGTACAGGTACGCTAAGCATACCAACGGAGGGCCCCATCCAGACCCGCGCGAATTGGCGAAAGGTGCCGCCTTGGTCTAGGTCTAGTTGGGAGGGCACGGGTTATTTGCCCTTCTTCGGCTTGATGCGGCCAGTGTCGGCACGATTGAATTCCTTGGCCACTTTCGTGGGGATGCCCACTTTGCGGGCGAATTGAGGATTGTGTGCAGCAGCAGCCATGGTGCGGGCTTGCTTTGCGGATTTGCTGGGCATTAGACCCTCCGCTCAGGGGACTTGGTGGTGAGGGCAGTGACTTGGGCTTTGAGTTCGTCGTATTGGGCCTGCGTGATGGCAGGGGTGGGCACTGGTGCTGGGGTAACGCGTTCGAAGGCTGCCATCATTCGTTGCATGAACTCGGATTCTGCGGAGGTCATACCGCCATTGGAGGGGAGGCTTTCGATGGGGTGGTCCCACCGGGAGCGCATGGAGTCGGTGATGGCAAGGGCGGCGGGGTTGAGGGGTTCCATCTCGGGTGTGGGAGAGCCCTCGAAGATGATGTCTTGGGATAGGTTGGAGGCCCCGTCGACTGCGTGGGCGACGATGATTTCGCCTGGGTAGTTGCAGTCGGCGAGGTCGGCAGGGTTGAGGAGGATGGGGACTGGGTAGAGCTTGCGGACCGTGCGCCCCGTTTCACGCGAGGTTTCTTTGTGTTCCCATTCGCAGCGGGTGCCATCGGGGAGTTCGAGGACCTTTAGGTAGTGGGAACTGTTCAGGCGCCAACGGGGGGCTTCGGTCATGGCTGGGGTTCCTAGCTTACGCTCGTGCAGAGGTAGGCGATCTGGGAAGAGGCGTTGGAGGTCTGGGTGATGGTCAGGGCAGTGGTGGAGGTTGCCCAGGACATCGCGGCCAGGGGCCCGGTTTGCCAGGTGACGAGGCAGTTGGGTGCGGTTTGGAAGGCGGTGCCGAAGGTTACGACGCAGGAGGTGGAAGCGGTAGTGCCTCCGGTGATGACACCGGAGAAGTCGGTGCCGACGAGGGTGGGCGAGCCGCCAGTGACGCAGGCGGAGAGGACTGGAGCGGGGCCGATCCGCTTGGTGGAGAGTAGGTGGCCCGGGAGGTAGACACCGCCTTGGGTGGTGTCGTAGCCGATTGTGCCCGTGGGGTCTTGGGAGACCTGCATGGAGCGGTTAGCGGACTGGGCCCAGACGAAGGCAGAGCCGAGAGCCAGGGTGAGGAGGGTGGGGAGGAGGTATTTGCGCATGATTATTGCTCTGTCCATGTGATGTAGATGTCGAGGACACCGGAGGTGACGGAGACGGCGTTGAGGTTGACGCAGTATTGCTGCGCTGCGCCGGCGGTGGACCGGGGTATGTCGAAGCCCCGGGAGAAGAGGCCGACGTATTCACCGGCGTCCCATTCGAGTGGAGTGGGGCCGACCAAGGCGGAGGTGGTGTTGAGGGAGATCCAACCGGAGCGGAGGTATAGTGGGGCGGTGTCGACGATGGTTGGATTGGCGGTGTAGGCGGTTAGGACAGCGACTGCCGCTGGGTCGGTGCTGAGATGGGGCGTGGCCACAGGGAGAGCAGTGGTGGTGGCGGCGGTACCGCCGGTGTCCAGGCTCGCGCGCCGCAGGAGGGTGAACGGCGCGGTGACGAGTGTGCCGGCGGTACCAGAGATGCGGATTCGTTTGATCGAGATCGTGCGCGCGGTGGAACCGGAGATGCAGAAGATGTCGGTGGCCGAGGCGGCGGGGACCAGAGCGCGGGAGACAGCGGAGTAGGTGTATAGCTTGGCGACCGCGCTGACGGTGCCGACCTGGGGGACGGTGTTGACTTGGGAGAGTGCCGTGGAGCAAAGGGCCAGAAGGCCCAATGCCGAGGCAAGGATGCGGTTCAGCATTGGGGGATTCCTTAGTTGGCGATGGTGATGCCGGCGGGGTAGCCGCCCATGATGGAGTTGTCGGTGGAGGAGTAGAACTGGTCGTCGCGATCGAGGACGAGGTAGGAAGAGACGTTGCCCGCGGTCATCGTGGCGCCACCGACGGTGTAGAGGAGGCGGATGAAGCGGGGGATGGCGATGCCGTCCGGGGGACGGGGCATGTCCATGTCGAAGAGGCGAGAGCCTGCGTTGAGCGTGGCGAGGGCGAAGGCTGGAGAGGTCCACCAGGTGACGAAGGTGGAGGGAACGCCGGAGCCGTTGTCGATGGCGCCCTGGAGGGCCACGGCGAGAGTACCAGCGCCGCCCGAGGTGAAGGTTGTGGAGACCTGGACCACGAATTTCATCGCGGGGTCGTCGCCGATGCCGATATCGCGAGCACCACCGCCGTTGGCGGAGGAGGGGATGCCGGAGGAGATGCCGAGGTCGATGACGTTGGTGGAAGCTTGGGTGCCGGCGGCGATCGCCAGGGACACAGCGGAGTCGAAGGTGAGGAGTCCGTCGAGGATCATGATGTGTGCTCCTTAGGTTACTTGGGCCTCGTTGGAGAGGATGGCGTCACAGGTGCGTACTGGGATGCCGCGGAAGGTGGTGATGACCTTGCCGTTGAACTCCTCGAGGCGGAGGAGCACGTTGGTTTTGTTCATGGCCTGGAGGTCCAAATAGGTGCGGATGATGCGGTTGCAGTAGAGCATCACTCGGCCCATGTTAGCGCGGACCTCGGGAGTGTCGGAGGTTTGGATGGAGGTGGCGTTCGCGGGGGCTGTGGGAAGGCGATAGAGTGCGCGGACGATCAGGTTGATTAGGTTGGCGGCCGAGACGCCCGTGAGTTGGGTCACGTCGATGTTGGCGATACGAGCGGTGTAGCGCCAGTCGCGGAGGCAAAGGCCGACCTCCCATTTGAAGTGGTCGCGATAGGCCTGGTAGGTGTTGCCAGAGGCGTCTTGGACAGGCCACTCACCCATGTCGCGGTGCTGGAGGCCGGTGATTTTGCCCTTGGGGAAGAGGCCGTGGATGGTGTCGGAGCCCCAGGTTACGAGCCACATGGAGGTGTTGGTATTGGAGGTGCCGCCACCATCGAGGACGTTGGCTGCGGTAGCGGAACTGGCGGTGGTGACGGTGGAGTAGCGGGGGGCGAAGCCGGTGAAGCGTTCGGGGTTGATGTGTTGGTTGCCGTAGATGAAGGTAGAGGCGACCTGCTGGGACATGCCCTCCAAGAATGCTCTGACCTCACTCAGACGGAACTCAGCGGTGTTGCCATTGAGGTCGGCGATGTCTTTGTCGATGACGGCGTAGGTCTCGAGGTTGCCGACGGTGTCGACGATCTGCGCGGTGGTGGACTTGGCGTTCGGGACGCCGGTGTTGAGCAGGCGCCAGGTGGCCTGCGGGAGGCCGGTGCGGACCGTAGTTTTGTGGCCCGTGGGGAGGTTGCCCTCCATGACGAGGACATCGTCAAGGATTTCGTTGGTCTGGGAGAGGAGTTCGATGATGGTGGAGAGGCGATAGCCGTCGTCCATCCGTTTGGCCCAGTCCGCGTAGGTCAGGGCGAGGTTACCTATGGTTGCCATTATTGGCTCCAGAGAAGGAGGGAAGGTGAAGGCGGTGGATGGGTCATTCTGCGATCCGATCTGGCCTTAGCGTTCAACCCTCTCTGGGGCTCGGAAGCGGGAATTGGGTGGTTAGCCTGCGCTGGGTAGGCCCGGGTAGAGGGCTTGGGCGGCGGAGGGCGGGCGGGCGCCTGGGGCACGTTGGCTATGGGATGAAGGTCCGTTACCGCGGACCGCGGAGCCCTCGACGACAAATGCGGAGAGCTTGTTGAAAGCGCGAACGAAGAAGGGGTTGTCACCGGCGCCGGTTAGGTCCATGGCCTCGCGGAAGCCGGTGGCGAGGGCAGGGTCGCCGAGGGCGGTCAGGGCGCGGCCAATGTTGGCTTTGACGCCATCGATGCCGGTTTTGCCGGAGGCGCGATCGACGAAGCCAGAGATGTCGGGGTGGGTGGTAGTGGCGGTGCGCCAGTCGGAGCGAAGGGCATCGTAGGTGGCCTTGGGGGCCTTGGCGGACTCGAGCTCACGAGCGACTTGGAGGTCGATGAGGCGCTGGGCTTGGTCTTGGGAGAGGCCGAGCTCTTTGAAGATCGGGGTTGCGGACTCAAGCATCTTGGGGTCGAGAGTGTGGCCCTCGGGGGCCTTGAAGGTCGCGTAGGTGTCGGGCGCTTTGGCCTCGGGTTTGGCTTCGTCCTTCTTGTCGGTGAGAAGGGTTGAGCCCTCAGGGGGCTTAGTTGTGGCCGAAGCCGAAGGCTCTGTCGGACTCGCTTTCGTCTCCAGGGGGGTCGTAGGGGTCGTAGTCGTCGTGGCGGCTGGAGTCGCCGGAGTCTCCGTCACCGGTGGACGGGCGTCGAGGATCTCGCCCGTTGGGCTGCGGGCTGCTTCGTTGTTCGGCAAGGGTGTTTCGCTCATGTGATTCTCGCATTGCTTGGATGTAGAGGTCGGGGCAGGCGGACATGACTTCGGCCAAGAGGGCGAGGCCGATGGAGCGCTGGCCCTCGGAGAAGGCGGAGGTGAGGGGATCGCCGGTGAAGGTAGTGGAGAAGCAGTGGCAGGAGGAGAGGTGGTGCCAGAGCCAGGTGCGGCCCGGAAGAGTGGACATCATGGTGCGGACGAAGGCTTCGCGTTGGGCAAGGTCGACGGCGACCTGCTTCTCGAGGCGGCGGATGGATTTGCGATCGGCGGTGGAGTCGGGCATTAGGCAGACTCGAAGGAGACTTTGATCTTGGGCATTAGATCATCTCACGCATAAGCCATACTCGTGCAGACCAAGTTCCTAGGCTGGTTGGGGCTTCTACATTGCCAGGGTGCACGAATGAAATGACCTGCCAACCATTCTTGCCGGCATCGTTGAGACGCGCGATTGCTGAGTCGATTGAACTGGAGTTGTCCAAGAGTAATGTGCTGTATTCAAAGTGTTTCATCCCGCGCCTCCAGGGGCGATGGCCGCGAGGTTGCCTGCGGATTTGGATAGCTGTTCCGCCATGGCGGCCTGCTGGGCTTGTTGCTGCTGCTGGGCTTCCTGGGCACGCATTTGGACTAGAGCCTCCGGACTTCGCATCAACTTGGGATCATTACCGTTTAGTTGGGAGTATTTGTCAAGTGCGTAATCGATGTCCACGTTCATCATAGAGCCGGGTTTGATGCCCTCGAGTTCACCGGCAAGCTTTAGGAGGCCCTCGATGCCGCCGGCCGCGGAGGCCTCTTGAGCCTGTTTGAGCATGGAGATGTAAGTGACGTTGATCATTCGGCCCTGAATTTCGGGCGGGGCTGGTGGGAGGATGCCGGCGCGGGAGGCGATGTCGAAGACGCGGTCGATGACGATGTCGAGGCCTTCGTAGTCGATGCGATCGAGGGCGGGGCCGAGGGCGATCATGGACTCGGACTTGCGCATGTTCCATTCGAGTTGGGTGACGTTGGAGCGGGTTTCGTATTGGGAGGCCGTGAAGAGGACATCGTTGAAGAAGGTCTTGGTGAGGCGCTGGCGGACTTCGTTGAGGTCCTCGGTGATGTCGCGGACGGGGAATTGATGGGTGTCGTAGATGGAGGTGATGGCGGGTTTGCCGCCATTGGCGGACATGCCTTGCATGTAGGTGATGCCGCCGGGCAGGAGTGAGGCGGGTTGGTTCTTCAACTGGACATCGGCGACGAGTGGTGGGTTGACCATCTTGTCGATGGCTTGGGCTTTGCGACGGGTTTCGAGTTGGACTTGCTTTTGATCGGGCAGGGCGTCCATGCCGGGGGAGCGGCCATAGGCGTCGTTGGAGACTAGGTCCCATCGCCCAGTGATGTTGGGTTGGGAGTAATAACCTCTACGACGGAGGAATCCTTGTGGTTGATAATTACTTCCTTGAGGCGAGGCCGAGCCACCCCACTCCCAGTAGAGTTCTCGAAACGCATAACGATTTGAGAACCCAAACTCAGCGGCCCGGCCATCATCATTCGGTTCAATAGAGTGTGCAATGATGAGTTCGCGAGTGAGGTTAGCTCCTCCCGGATCATCGTAGAGGCTTTGGATGGAGGCAGAGCAGTTGTCATAGCCGAACTCATCGATGGTTGCGGAGACGGTGAGGGTGAATTCGCGATAGAGGATGCGCGGGCGGTAGTTGCCGTCGATGTCGACGTAGTACTCGCCGAGGCATGGGTTGATGCAGTTGATGACCTTGTCGAAGTCTTCGTAGATGAGCATGGAGGCGGTGCCGAAGATGACGAGGTCGAAGTACCACTGAGCGATGGCGTTGTAGAAGTTGGACTCGGAGAAGATCAGGTAGAGCAGGCGTTCGCACTCAGCAAGCCAGAGGGAAACAGGGGACGTCGTTGTAGAATCCACAGTTCCAACACGCAACTTGAACCACGGGCGGGTCGGAGATGATTTCCCACTCACGAGCCCAGAAGCCAGATTGCGCGCACATATGACACCGGTAGAATCTAATATGTGTTGATTGATTGGGGAGCCACGGGCCATCTGGTTCGGCGTGACGATCCATTTGTATCTCCGCGGGAGGAAGTAGTCGGCGAGTTCGCGCCAGTGGGTCCACCAGGAGTAGCGATTCACACGAAGGCCGAGGAGGCGACCCTGGGAGTAGGTGAGGGCGCGCTCGTCGGGGGAGCGGCCGTCGGAACCGGTTAGAGGGAACTTATTGAGGGCGGTGGCCATCACGCGGGTTCCTTCCCGCCGAGTTGTGGCGGGAGGGCTTCGGCCTCAGGCGCCAGCCGCCCGGCCTGGTGCATGGCCGCGGCCGCCATCATGGCGAAGGGCTCCGCGGGCGGGGGCTGCACTGGACGCTGGCCCTTGCGGCCTTTGGCGATCGGGACTACGGGCATGAGCAATGTGTCCTACTCTTGAGGGCCTGCGGCCACAACGTCCTACTTTTGCAGGCTTCGCCGCAAGCTACTGGCCTAGGAGGGTTTTCTGGCCGGACTGCTGGGGCACAGCAGCCCCGCCGAGGAAGGTTGGCTGTTGGCCCTGTGGGGCGGTCTTGGCGCCGGGTTGCTGTGCAGGGGCCGGGGACGCTGGGGGTGGAGTGGGTGTGGGGGCTGGAGCGGCCTGCGGAGTGCTGCTGCTGACGGCTTGGGAGCCAAGGAAACCAGCGGTGCCTGCTAGGGCGAGACCGGTGAGAGTGATGGGATCGACCATTAGGCTAGCATCCTTTCTGGGGCGTAGGGATCGTATTCGATTTCGACGAGGGGCTTGTGTGGATGGTCGCCACCGGCTTCGACGTTGTTGCGGGCGAGGGGACCGCCGAAGGTGCAGAAGAGAGCGTCGAGGTAGTCGAGTTCGAGGTCCGGGTTGTCGTCGAGGAGGTCCTCTTTGGCGACGAGTTGGATTTCCAGCTTTTTGGTGAAGATGTATTTGATGGAGAGCATGGCCGTGCGGAGGTCGGGGTCGGGTGGGAGGAGGCCGGTTTTGAGCCATGCACGAAGGGCGCCGGCCATAGCAGAGCGCTTGTTGACGTATTTCTCGCCTTGGTTGTCGAAGACGACGCCGGTGATGTCGTCCTTGCCGCCGAATTGGACTTCGTGAATGTAGAGGCGCTGGTTGCGACAGATGTCGACGACGCCGCCGCCAACGCCGCCGCCATCGATGAAGATGCCATCGGGGCGGTACTGGGTGAAGGCGGAGTGGATTTGGTTGGCGAGCTCGACGGTGCTAACGCCTTGGTACATGCGCTTGTCGATGGAGCGGGCATCGCGGCCTTTGCGGAAGGCGAGGATGGATTTGTTGCGACCGTAGCGGGCCACGTCGACGCCGAGGGCGAGTGGGGTGAAGGCGTCGACGAAGGCTTCGCGGTCGGGGGACATGGCCGCGTCGATGTCGGTGGCGGAGAAGAACTCCATTTCGCCAGTCTTGGGGAATTGACCGAGCCAGCGAATGCGGACGTAGTCGTTGTCGTCGCCATTGTAGGCGGCGATCTTCTTGGCGATGTATTTCTTGTCGGTGATGGCGACAGTGCGGGAGTCGATTTGGCGATGTTGCCACATGGCCTCGAAGCGGCCACCATCGAAGCATTCGCGGAAGCGCCCGGTGTTGCGAGTGGGGTTGCCGAAGACTAGCCAGATGCGCTGAGTGTCGGCATCGGAGAAGGCGCCCTCGATGGTTTCCCAGATGATGTCGGCGATGGTGGAGGCTTCGTCGAAGATGATGATAAGGCGCTTGCCTTTGTTGTGCATCCCGGCAAAGGCCTCGGGGTTGGTTTCGGACCAGGCGATCATGTCGATGCGCCAGGTGCGTTCGCGGGTGGGGTCTTTGGAGACTAAGCTGGTGGCGTTTAGGGTGAAGTGATCGCGGGTGAACCAGCAGAGGTTGAACCAGCGACCGAGTTCGGCCCAAGTTTTGGTCTTCAGTTGGGTTTCGGTGTTAGCCGTGACCACTCCCCTACAATCTGGATAGGTAGTAAACGCCCACAGGATAAGCATTGAAACAAGAGCACTCTTTCCAACCCCGTGGCCGGAGGCCGTGGCGAGTTGGATTGCTTCGTCCATAGTACACAAGCCAAGCCGTACTTGCTCCATAATGTCTCGTTGCCAGTCGAGGGGCCCATCGAATTTCTCCAATACGGTGCCGGGTTCGCCCCAGGGGAAGGCGCCGAGGCAGAAGGCGAGGGGGTCGTCGGCGACAGAGGCTAGCCAGGAGAGGAGTTCGTCGGACATGCTGGTGGCGGGGTCAAGGGACCCAGCAAGATCAAGCCCGGGAGATGTCCGACGATCCGCAGGGCGATCTAGCATGCTGGGTCCCTTGATTAGACTCGGCGGAATGACGGTCGGGATGGAAGGGCGGTGGCGATGGTGTCCACCCCGACCGATTGAGGCGTCGGAGAACACTGCGCCTCAATGATGGATGCAGCCAACCGAGAGGCCTCTACATTCCCCGGATTGCTCCGGTTAGCAGGCGTCGCACCTGCCGCCCCTGCGGTTGACTGCAACTCGAGAATACGAAGTGTTGGTGCGCGGCTGGCGCGACTGCGGGCAGCTTCGAGCTTCGCCGCGAAGTCGACGTTGACGTTGATGTTCTTGTTGACCTTGCCGTAGCCGGTGCGATCGAGACCGAGCTCGGCGATGCCGAGGAGGTCCCGGGTGGGGAGGAAGTCGTTGCGTTCGGCCGCGTCGTCGAGCTTGTCGGAGATCATGGCCTGGGCTTTGAGGGCGTTGGTGCGCATGAACTCGATGACGGTATCGGCTTGGGCCCACTCGGTGGTGAGGATGGCGCGGTAGTGGGCCACGAGTTCGACGAAGGCGGGGTCGCCGCGAAGGGAGTTGACACGCGAGATCGTTACGCCGCAGGTGGCGGCCACATCGGCGTTGCTCATGCCGGAGGCCACTGCACGGGCGATGCGATGGTGGTTGTCGCGGAGGGTTTGCACGACGGTGGCCCCGCGCTTCACGGTGAGGTGTGCGAGGTCGGCGCGGGTCACTTCGCGGATGTCGGTGATCTCGGGGATTGGATCGAAGCCGGAGTTGTGACCGCGGCGCATGCGTACGTGGGTGTTCATATTCGTCGCTCGAACTTGAGAGCAGAGGGTTGGGGCAAGAGTAGGGCGACCGCCACCGGCGATGGGGACTTGATGCGGATGTTATACCGCGGCTTGTAGAGTTCGATCATAGCGGCTTCGACGAGATCGAGGTCCTCGATCCGGCAGGGGAGGATGTGGACTTCGTCGAACAGGACGCCGCGGAGGGAGGCCGGCATCCACGCGGGCATGGCCTTGCGACCCCAATTGGACTTGTGCGCGGAGATGCGCGAGAGTGGGCGACGAGATTGGCCGACGTACACAACGACCCCGCTCCGCACCAGTGCGTACACTCCTGGCATCAAAACCGTCGACACGTTCACAAACCCGTCCAACACCGCACAATCCTCCATGATCCACACCCACCATGACCCATCCGCACCCATTTGTCAACCCCCACCACCTGCCTTCGCGTACATACGTTTCAAATTTTGGGCGTGCAATTTAAAGAGGGTGCGCGCGAGCGGGCAAGACAAAAATTTGGGCCCCGGGGGGTCGAAGCCCCGAGGCCCTGGATGGATGACGCAGGTTAGTCCTTGGTGGCGAGCAGGCTGGCGTTCGCGGCCATGAACGCCTTGATCTGATCGGTGGCGGCGAGCAGGCGCTCCCATTGGCCAGCGTAGAGGGTGACGGGGAAGCGGCCTAGGCCGTAGATGCTGAGTGCGCCTTTCTCGGACACCTTGAGGGTCAGGGCCTTGGGTTGATTGGACGCCATCAGCATGGCGATGAGTTGCTCTTGCGTCAGCTTGGTCAGATCTTGATGGGTCATGGGAATTGGCTCCTAGTGCATCGTCGGGGCGGGGTGCCGTCGACCCGTGGAGAATGCGCCCGGTCGCCGCCAAACGCAAGCATCATGTTCGCATGGCAGCATTGCGCGGCGTGCATGGATCGCTCGCCCCCAATGGCATTGCTCTTGCACTTCTCGCGCCCTAGCGCCCTCTCATGAGGCTTTCATGAGGCTTTCATGGTCCTCCCATAGACTCATCGGGACGGGGAGGGGTCGTAGCCGTCCGGCCACGTGTCCGAGCGCTTGCTTGCTAGTAAAATTACACACATATATAGCTAGATAGACAGTCAACCTAACCGACAGACGTGCACAGACCCTAGTTGACCCGATGAGTCTATGGGGGGCACATGAGAGGCCCATGAGGGGGTGTGAGGGACGAGGATAGTGGCGTGGAGCAATAAACCATGTGAATGCCTCTGGTGAGCCCTGAAATGGTGGAAGATTTAGCTTGCAATCTGCGGATGAGTGTGGTACAATAAGAGCACAATCAAGAGGCAATCCCATGCGCGGAAGCACATACCGACTGACCTGGATTGATAGTTCAGGCGAGCGGCTTGAGTTGGGCTTAGATTTCAACAACTTCGGCGAGTTGATACTGTATGTGGATAGGTTGTACCCATATCACACAAGCTATGGGGTTGAGGTATATGAACGGCCCCACAAAGCCCGATTCCTTAGAGGGCAATAGCCCATGATGGCCGTTGTTGCACCGCAGCATCACGAAAGCGTGATCGCAAGGCGCGGTTTGTTCACGTTGCATTCGCGGTTCGTTCCCGGCTGGCGCCACAATTCGGCCGCAATCGGGGCGCATGATGGCGGTTCGTCGAGGTGGTCCACCAAATAGGGCATGACGTAGGCATTACCCTGCGGGCTGTTTGACAATGGCAAGAGCGTAGCGTGGGGTCAATACCCACGCCTTGATGCGATTGCCTACATCCTGGGATTGCATCGGTGGGGGCAGAGGGCAACATGGTGTTGCGTATGTCTTATGCTCCCTCCCGTGCAATCCCGCACAACCAATATCCCACACTAAGACCTTGGGACGCAGGGACCCTGTTCGGATGACGATGTGGTAAGTGCTGCCGCGAAGCGTTGCAGAGTTCGCTCTGTAGGGCCTAGCCATAGCCAGAGACCACGCCTCTCACCCGTCCAATCCTTATGACCGTTCATAACCAATGGTGTCGTGGGGTTAGCAAGGGAATGGTCCCTTGTGCAACCAAGAGGACGGTAGTTATGACCGACCTGAGTGTAGACGGCAATGCCCCGGCAGAGCCCACGTCCAGTCTGATCACATTCGCACTCAAGAACGGTGCGGGTGAGGTCTCTGTGGACACGGCAAAGCTGCCGGACGATGTGTATCGCGAGGCCTTACTCCAAGGCCTCAAGGCACTCTCCGAACGGGCAATGTCGAAGATCACCAAAGAAGCCTATCCCGACGAGGCCGAACGCAAAGCAGCGATCAAGGCCAAGGCCGAGGACAACATCGACAAGATGTACCGAGGCGAGGTCAAGATCACTGGCAAGGCCTCAGTGGAGAAGCCGAAGGGTGCGGTGATGACTGAGGCCATGCGACTGGCGCGAAATCTGGTCAAGGACTTTATGAAGTCCAAAAAGATCAAGATCAGCACAGTGAAGGCTTCGGAGATCACCAAGGCGGCCACAGTGTTGCTGGGGCAGGACCCTAGCATCATCGAAACCGCCAAGGCCAACCTAGCCGCAAGGGCCAACGTACCGATCAAGGTGGACCTGTCTGCTTTGATCCACGCGGACCCGGAATTGGTGCGGAAGGCCGACGCCAAGGCCGCCAAGGCCAAGGCGGACAAGCCCCTCAGTGCGAAGCAAGCGGGGAAGGTTGCCCCGCGAGCGAAGGGGTCGAAGCCGCAGCCACAAGCTACGGCCTGAGTACGCGTACCCTTTGAGTGTGCCAGACGCGAGTAATTGGAACCCGGAGCTACGCAAGACAGCCCCTAGGGGCTTGATCTAGCTCCCTGACAATGGCCAAGGATCGCGTCTGGACTGCCCAGTAGAGTTCGTAGTCCGAACATATCTTCCCCCAAGGCACCCGGTGGTATATCCACGCTGGCCCTTGGGGGCACCATCTGCCAAAGGCATGGGCAACCGCAAGGCCCATGCGAGTGCAACCCGAGGGCATAGTCCCTCCACAGGAGTCCGACACCATGGCTACCCACGCAGCGAATAGCTTAATCTCCGACTTGGCGGAGATGGTTCAGGCCGTTGAGGCATTGCCGCAAGTGCAGGCTCAGCTTGATTGCGTCAATGACATCAACATCAAGCTCGCAGATACCATCAGCCAGCGCGATGCCCACATCAAGGACCTCCAAGCCGAACTGGACAGCCTCCTAGCCTCCCTCAAGCGCACGGAGGCAAGCCGTGACGACGCCGAGCTTCGGTTTCTTGAGCTTGACGAACGATTTGGCAAACTTGCCTCTGCCGTTACGTCTGCTCACTCGTATGTGGCTATGGCCGATGCCGTGGCAGAGCCCCAGCCGCAAGTCGAGGTGACGCCAGTGGCCGAGGTTGCGGGCGAAGCCCACACCACTAGCGCCGAAGCCCACACCGAGGGGCAGAGTGCG